TGAGCCCCAATCTCCTCATCTCTCCCCCTCAATTCCTCTCCGGCCCCCTCTTCCCGGCCCACGTCACCGGCAGGGCCAGTATCATCGGCTTGACTTGGTACAGTGCTCTCAGGAAGGGTAGCTTGTCGTCCTCTCCCTCTGTCCGCCCTGCCTTCCAGGTGTCTATCAATCGCTGGGTGTCCCCACATCGGCGCACCCACATCAGCCGGGTGTCATACATCGGCACCCGCAGGTCTCGGATAACTGCTTCGGTCCGTTCCTTCTCTGCCTCATTCCCCATGTGGCAGGCTAGTTCGCTGTAGTCCCATAGGGGACAGGCCACCTGCCAGGTGTTCAGCTGGGCAAAGCCCACCGGCAATAGCTCCGGCCTCAGCACTACGGCCGGGTTCCAGATACACGTCTGCGGGTATGGTAGGCCAGGGCCGTCACTCTCTGTGATCCCCAGCCTGTCGCTCTCTTGCAGTCTCGGCAATATCGTAGGTGGCACTGGCCCCGTGATGTTCAGTCCGCAGCCGGAGGAAAGTAACTGAGTCACTTTCTGCTCCGGTATGTGGACCGTGCCATCGGCCAACCATTGCTTGGCCAGCTGTTCTCCGATGTCCGCCCAGTCGCCCGCCTTGAACTGAGTCGGCTTGCCAAACCGTTCTATTTGCTTCGGTTGTTTGAGTTGAACGTACATCCTGCTCCTCTTGTGGGGGCGGGGTAAGCAGCCCATCGGCTCCAGTGGCCCGCCCCCTTGAGTATTCAGTTGTTAGCCGAGCCTACCCGACTACCTCGTGCCAGTTAGCCACGGGCGGAGGCGCAAAGCGGGTGTCACACCCAAAGAGCGTGACGCTCAACTCCACTGCCGCACCGCCAACGTAGAACTCATACCTGAGATAGTCGTAGTTGTTGGCCGCGTCCATTTCCTCAGTCTGTAGCTCAATGCACAGCCAGTCATCTCCGTGACCGCTCGCCTGCAACAGCTGGGTTATGGCCTTGCCGGTGATGTCCTGGACGCCTGCGCCGGCCGCGCTGGTTGCCTCCTGCAACTTGATGTCAAAGGAAGCCCCGGCGGTCATGTCGCCTATGTCCACGTACAGCCAAGCCCGGTGATAGTTCTCCATCAGCACGAAGGTTCCCTGTGTGGTGCCGACGGCAAAGCTATCTGCATGGTCCCCGTCGAGGATTGTCAGCCTCTCGGAGAGTCTGCTAGTGTAATCAGCCATCATTCACCTCCTACGTGCTTTTGTCGCTGAGCATGACGAACGGTGACACGGTAGTCGTCCCGTCCTGCATGGTCAGATAGGTGCTGAGCCACGGCTGCCCATCCACTCGGTGGACCACTCGCCATGAGGTCTGGTCATAGCGCCAGTAGTCGTACTGGGTGGACTCAATGGTCGTGGCCTGCCTGTCGCCCAGCAGGTAGTACCTCGGGTCGATGAGCAACACGTCCCCGGCGACCCCAGCCAAAGGCACCTTCTCGGTGAAGATGACCGGCCATCCAAAGATGGTGTTGGGAATCCCGTCTCTGGCGTTGGGCTGCCAGACGTAGTTACCCGCCGGGTCCTGTACCTGCCGCAGTTCGCTCTTCAGCGACTGGCTGATGACCCAAAGGCCACGGCCTTGCGGCAAGAAGTGCTCATCCATGTTGGCTAGGTCGATGTAGCCAACGGTCCCGCCCGCTTGCCTCGCTACGGTGATGGTCGCCCCGGCGTTGATGATGCCGAGGGGCTGGCCTACGCCTGTTCCCCGAAGGAAGTGGTAGTCTTCCATCCAGCGAACGCCGCCGAGAAAGCCCAGCTCTCCCGAAAGGTAGTCGCTCAAGCTAATGGCGGAGTCGTCTACCAGCTCGTCACTAGAGCGGGTATAGCCAATGAGCTTATGGGCAACCAACGAAACCTTGCGGAACTTCGGTTCGGTCTCTGTCTTCTCCTCGGCTTCCTCGCCCCAGTAGAAGCGCATACCCCCAAACCAGTGGGGCCTTCCAGACGTCGTGCCAGTCTGGTCCAAGACGGGAATGTCGATCTGGCGCCGGTTCATTCTGATGATGCTGGCTCTCGGGCGCATGATTGCGTCCTCAGCACCCACGGAATATAGCCGTGCCATGAACTCGGTCGGCACCAGGAACCCGCCGCTGGCCCCCACGGATTCAACCATCTGCTTGCTCTCGTGGCCGGGCTCCGATTCCTCCTTGAAGAAGCGCAGTCTAGGGTCTAGCCTGCGGATCTGCGGACTCTTGTGCTCGGCACGCCAGCAAGCCTGTAGAAAGTCCGGTCCAAACTCCTTGAACGCCTCCGGCTTAGTAGGGTCAAGCCTGCCCTCGTCCTCCGGGGCCTGCTCATGGGCGAACTTCTGGGCCTTACTCTCCAGGGTCGCTTGCTCCTCGACCTCTTCGAGTATGTTCATGGCCTCAGCAGCCTCGCCCCTCAGCCCCTTGGCGGTCTCCCGCCACTCAGGGACTTGCGCCTTGTCCTCGTCTGAGGCGTCCGGGTTTCCTGCAACCACTTTCGCCTTGGCCAGCAAATCGTTGGCCTCGGCCAGAAGCTGCTTGTAGTCCTTCAGCTTCATAGTATTTACACCTCCATCGGTGTTTTCGGTCGTATCTTGACCCTGCTAGAGTGAGTGGGCTAACCCGGCTCGGCTCCGTGTGCTTGGTCTGCGGCTTTGTTAAAGTGCGATACGACTAGGATAGACTCTTTGCCCTCATCTCGAGGGCCTGTTGCTCTAGTGCGTCTGCCTCTAGGAACTCCTCTAGGGGAATCTCCGGCAACTCCTCCACTTCTTGTTCCTCTTCCTCCAGAACCGCCAGCCACTTATACTCCAGGGCATGGACCACGCTCTTGTTGTGGTCCGCTACCCACTGCTTGGCCTTGGCTACGTCCCACTTGTCCTTGTCGAAGAGGTAGGTAACGATGACCTCACACTCCCCGCAGTACAGGGCCTTGATGCCCTTCTCGGTACTGATGTCAATGGTCCTGATGCGGTGGCCTTCGTGGTCTCCGCTGTCGGCAGGCACCCTGACGTAGTTCTCTGTGACTTCCACCTTGCCCGGCCCCGGCCTCTCAGCCCGGCGCATCTCCCCGCCACACTCCGGGCACTTGATGTCCCGGCAATGCTCTTCGCTGGTCAGCTTGTGGCCGCACTCCAGACACTCACAGGCATAGTCCTTGGCGTCTTCGCCATCCTTGGCACTCAGCGTCTGTGCGGTGGGCTGCATGGCGAACACAACCGGGCTGTACTCATACAGCTTGACCTCTCGAAGGTTGCGGGCTTCAGTTGACTCACCATCCTTCGTGTCTACAGTGGTATAGTCCACCTTGACTGCGTCGTAGCCATAGCTGAACTCATCCACTGCCCCGGCTTTGATGCGGTTGAACACGCCCAGGCCCTCCGGGGTGTCTAGCAGGAATTGAGTCGTGGCCTTGACGCCACCCGTGGCCTCCGGGTGGGTATCAAGCAGTGCGGGCGGTAGCTCATCCCGGCCAACCTCTTGCAGGGACAGCGACTTGCCTACCACCCTGAGCACAGAGTCAGTCATGTGGCGGTCCAGTACCTTGATTCGCTGGCCCCGCTCTGTGATAGTCTTGGCAAAGGAGCCGGGATGGGAGATGTCCCCGCCCAGATCCAATATGCCGTGTACGGCTATCAGGTGCTCCACGATGCCCTGGTCCGCGTCTACCTTGATTTCGTAGAAGGGCAAAGTCTTGTGCTCTGACGGTCCACTCTTCTGCTTCATGTCACAGTCTCCTTAGACGCTAGGCCCCGACGACGGGGCTTTGTGCTCAGATGGGCCGATGTGTACTTGTATGTCTGTCTTGGGGCGACGGAAGTAGGCGATGCCGTTGTCTACGCTGACCAGCTCCCAGCCATTAGCACCCAGATTGTCCATCCACCCATCATCGCTCACCGCCCACACCTCGCGCGGGCTAATGCACAGATACTCCCACTTGGTCATCGTGGTTCTCCCCCTTGCATTGCCATTACTACGCAAGCTAGGCTCTGGCAACCTCTCGGCGGGCATCCGTGCCCTACTTGATAAATACCTTTCATCTGAGTCGATCTAATCGTCTACGGGGGTCCAGGCGCGTGGCCCCCACCGCCTTGGACATATTCTTCCACATAGACCATTGCCTCCTCCAGGGAGAGTAATCCTACCTGTGATTCATGGGTGATTGGTCGCCCGTTCAGTATGTGCCTCATTGCGCGCACGGCATTGTTGAAGACGGAATTAGGGGTTTCGCCCCGCAACGCATCTA